CCCAATCCGTTAAGTTCATAACGAATACCTCTCTCAATAGCTTCTAATGGAATGTTTAAAGTCTGTCCTTCTGAATAGTCTTCTAAGCTTTTAAGTTCTTTTGCTTCTACAATAACTCCTCTATTTTTAAGAATAGTTACAGAGTCATCGAATCCATTGAATTGGGTAATATGTTGAGGAAACTCTTGACGCATTTGTCTTACGAATTCTTTCGGAGACATTGCACCTTCGTTCACCGCTTTAAGTTTTTCTGTTGCTGTTTTCATAAATAATCAAATCCTTTAGTGTGGGACGGTCTTTTAGGTCTTGTTGTTTTTTTATATCCGAGCTTTTTTAAATACTTAACGGCTCTATTATTATTCTTACTAAATGCTTTTGGTGTAGCGTATTGAGCGCCATCACCTGGTGTAAATGTAGCTGATCCACCTGTTACATTGGCTTCATCAAGCTCTTGCATTACTTCTCTAACTAGTCCTGTTAGTTCAGATCTTTTCATTAAAGATTGCTTAACTCATTAACTAGATCGTAATATTGCATAAGGTTAACTAAGTGAGCATCTGTTATCTTATCCTTAGCTGTTAATGGCTTAATGGATTTAGAAATCTCATCTAGTTTAATTTTTACTACCTTATTATTAACTTTATTAGCTAACTTTGCAATTGTACCTGCAAGTTTATCCATCTCTTCGTTAACTACAGTAAGGAGTCTTCTATTAGAATTTGCCGATGTGATAAACTCTTTTAATACTCTTTTCTGTTCTGGTAATAAATCCTTATATGTTTCGTTGAATCTCTCTAATAACATTTTCATAGTTAGTAAACGTAAATCCTTATCATACTTAGAGTATTCCTCTATTAAGGTATCTTTTACGTTTTCTTCACTTTGAGGTTCTTTAGTGAGGTGTTCTAATATTGTAGTTTTATTATTAACAAGCACCTGTGGGTTAACTATATCAGAGTTATTCTGAGCTTCCATAAGGCAGTAAAGTGCAGCTAATGCTTTGTAGTCCCTTACTTGCATACCGAAAAACTCTTCAATATTGTAAGCCTCTTTGATATCTGCTATTAGCTTGTACTTTGCTTGCTTTAATCCTGGTTGAGATAAACGTCTTGATACCTCTATAATAGTAGAAACTATTGCTTCAGCTCTAGACTGGTTAACTCCTTTGTTTTTTGAAATAAATTCGTACAACTTATATTCTTTACCGAGTATAGATTTACCAGTAAAGTTCTCTCTCAAGATCTTTACAGCTGCGCTGTCCTTATTATTTAATGTATCCACGGCAATCTGCTTAACTAGAAGCTCGAATATTAAGCCAGTGTTACGAAATTTTGAATGCTTTATCCTCATTGTATAAGTTTACTATAATAAATATGGGTTATTTCTCTAAATCTTTAATATTGTCTTCATTAAGTAGATCCGGCTCTTTAACTGTCTCTTGCTTAAAGACAATGTTCTTAAGATCCTTTTCATTTTTTAAGAAAACTGATTTAGTAGTAACATTTTCCATTACGTTATCATTGTCGGAAGGAAAGCCTCCATGCATACCATGTTGACCTAAAGGATCACGTCCTCCTAGTGCATCATTAGTACCGTAGTGTGAATGGTGTATTGTTGGTCTTCCACCTTCTGGGCCTGGTTCTCCATGCTTAGGAGTCTCTTCATATCCAGCTGGTACTTCAGTTGGTCCTGCTCCTCTTTCAGGAGATTGAGACCTTCTACCGTACATAGAAGCTAAATCATGAGGTGTACCGTAAGAACGTCCAGATGCTGCAGGATCGTTACCTTCACCTTCGATTTGTGCAATTCTAAATAATCTCTTAGAATCTTCTCTTACTAACTCTCTCTCTTCCATATATTGATCTTCTGATAAATCAAATATAGATTCGTATATGTAGTCTGATGAGAATAGTTTAGTATCTTTCATTTGATTAGCAAGATCAATCTTCTCTTTTAATAGAGCTACTTTCTCTTGTTCAAATATAATAGAAGGAGTAGTTAACTTAATTTCGAAGTTAGTTAAACTCTCTCCGTCAAATCCTTGAGTATATAAATGTACTAAGGCAATCTTAGTTAATTCTGATTCTAATATTCTCTGTATTCTTTCTACTGTTCTAGCAAATCGAATATCTTCTGCTGCTAATGTAGCTTTACCACTTAAGTCTCCTTCATATCCGAAGTAAGCTTTTGGTATCTTTAATGCAGCAAACATTTTTTCTTGTAAGTATCTAACGTCCGATATTCCATCGTACTCCATACCTTTTGTAGTTTCAATACGAGTAGAAGTATCTCCTCCTCTAACAGGTAGATAGAAATCTTCCATCATATTCTGCATATTGAACTTTAAGTTGTATTGACCATCATCTCCTACATAAGGAGTCTTTTTCATTTGATTGATAGTCTTTTGCATGAATTGCTCTACTTCATTAGGGGGTATATTACCAACATTAACGTAGAACATTCTTTTCTCTGGAGCTCTCATGATTCTATGAATTAACATAGCATCTTCCATAAGGTTTACTTGTTTGTAAATCTTTCTAGCTGGTTCTAAGTAAGAACGTCCATAAGGTAAGAAGTTAGAATCAGATAGTAATCTAAAGTGAGCTATTTCGTAGTTATCGAACTCAACTATCTTTTTATTTCTATTAGGCATAAATCCTGGTTGCTGTGAAGTAGCTAAACCATCAGGATCAAATCTAAATGTTACTTTAGTAGGATTATTAGGATCTTCCATCTCATGACGAGATAAATGATATACTGTATAAGGTATAACGTTATATACTCCAAACTTCTCAGCTATCTCTAACTTTAAGAAGAAGTCACCGTACTTAACCATATTTCTAGTCCAAGACCAAAGGTTGAAGTCGATATTTAATACGTCATAAAATAAGTTGTAAAGTACTCTCTGTAGGTTCTCATCTGTAGATTTGATAGAAAGTATTTCGTTTTGTTCACTCTTTACTGTTGCTTCATCTGCTACAATATCTAGAGCTGATGCTATAATAGGGTCAGTGTCCATTCCTTCATAATCAGAATAGAGCTGAACTCTCATTGTCTGATAATTAAGGTTAGGATTGTAAACGTTTGTACTATTGTATGAATAGAGTCTTGAGAATCTATCGTGCAATGAGTTAGTCTGGTATTTACCAGTCTGTTGAATTTGATTTACGTCAGTAGTCTTTAACTTATTACCTCCAACGTTTCTTATTACTGTGTCGTTAGAGAAGAGTCTACGTAATCTTCCAAATATTGAAGTATCGGCCATACTACTTTTTTAGTTTATATATAAATAGTCTATTTTAACAGCCACGAGATATCTTCTGTACCGTGAGGCGTTTCTATATTATATGGATTATTTTGCATATTCCCAACTTGTATCACAGCATTATTTCTAGCATTTAGGTTTGTGAACGAAGATAAGGATGCTCTAGCAAGGTCCATACCTTGTTGTCTTAGTCTTAATGCAGTATCTCTAACGTATAAAGCGGTTGCACATGCCATAAGTAAATCATCGTTATACCCTATCTGTGCTTGTGCCTTACTATTCTTCCATACAAATACTCTCATCTCTCCTAATAACCTCTTAGACTGTATGATTATAGACCTGTCCCTTACGTATTCCATCATCTTTGCTATAACTAGAGGTCTAGTACGCATCGACATTGTAAAACCAGGTACTAATTGGTCTCTTTCAAATTTAGTCATATAGGATTCTACATTATCTAAATGAGTTTTAGGAGAGTAGTATAAATTCTTATATTCTCTTTCTAATACCTGTTCTATTGTAGCCCATCCAATATTAGCATTCTCTATAACTAATAGTGCATCGTTGTACTCTGTTGCTATTGCTACTAATCTATTACCGAATTCTTTTGGTGAAAGCTTACTTTTATATTCTGCTACCTGAGTACAAGATTCTATTTCAAATACATGATACGAAGAAAAGTCTTTTCCATCTCCTCTAGCGACATCGGCTACTACCATATAATCTTTACCGTAGTCTGCTTGTTCCCATACCCAAAGGTTGTTACCTTCTTCTCTTTTAAATAAAGGATCTTTTTGATAAGTACCTTCATAAAAGGTTAAACTATCTGGATCGAATACAGTCATACCAGAAGCTAAGAAGTCACAGTCACATTCCTGTCCTGCCATTCTATCTCCTAAGTCATGGTTCTGTTGATCTCTCCATTCTTGATTTCTTTCAGGATGTACTGTCCATGGAAGTCTTACAGGTACAAAACTATTCTCTCCTGATTCTGCTCTTTCCCATGTTTGGTGAAACCAGTTACCAATACCATTAGGAGTAGATAGTGCCATACACTGTCCACCGGTAGC